AAGAATGTCAAAAGATCAAATGGCTTTCCAAGAACGTATGTCTAATACTTCTTATCGGCGTGCTGTGAATGATTTACGGCGTGCTGGTCTTAACCCTATGCTGGCTTATTCACAAGGTGGTGCAAGCTCTCCGGTTGGTGCTATGGCAGAAATGGAAAACGCTGTTGGTGCTGCTGTATCTACTGCTCTCGACATGAAACGTGTTAAAGCGGAAACAGAAGCTATGAGTGCAAAAGCTGATTATGATAAGCAGTTAACTAGTGAAAGTGCAGCTAAAGAAAAACTGATTCAGCAAGAAACTACCAACGCTCAAGCTGAAGGTGAAATAAAATCTACGGCTGCTCGTGCTGCTAAACTTGTTGGCTCAGGAATGAAAGCTATTGAGTCAGGTGCTACATCAGCTCGTGATAAGTTAAAGGAAAAAATCGATCAATGGAAACCAGAAGGTGGCACTGGTCATCAACATATAAAGCCACAAGGTGAGATTAAACAACTATTCAAATAAGGAGTACAAAATGGCTACAATAATTACAAAACGTGCAAATGGTTCAATCAGAGTTCAACACATGCCAGAAGGCGAGTCTTTGACTCGTCAATCAGAGGCAGCAAAAACTGATATCAATAACATTATGAAAAAGTATAAGCGTGACGGTGTACTTACACATGTACGCAATTCAATCGGAGAGTACTTAGATGTATCAAATATTTCCGACCTATCATCAGCTATCGACGTCGTGAAACGTGCGCGAGAATCGTTCGATTCTTACCCGTCTGATCTCCGTGCAAAATTCGATAATAACCCTATCAAGATGATCGACTTTCTTAAAGATTCGAAAAATGACGAAGAGGCAATCAAATTAGGGCTTAAAAAGAAGCCCGCTTCAATACCCACTGAAACCCCTCTCACTGGTGGACAAGAAAACAAGCCTGCGGCTGGAACGAGTTAGTAACGCAGTCGACTGGTAGTTTACTGGAAAAGGAGTCCCGTGCGACTCCGTCGCGGAACGAAGTGGAGCAAAGAAAAAGGCCCTAGCGGGCCTTTTTCATATCTACTTTCGGAGTAAGTCTGTTATATCCTGCGTATATATCTTTGTAGCTTCCGTTAGGGAATACGATCCGTAGACGGAAGTAGTTGTCGTGTACCGGTTCTGCAATAACCTCGCAGATCGTTTTACCGTCGACTTCGACTACTGTTGATTTAACTTCTTCTTTTTTCATGTTAGCTCCTTCTGCCCTTGGGGCGTTTAAACGAAGTCAGCCCAAAGGCGGAAGGAGAGTCTGTTCTAAAGGCTCCGTCGGCGTCTACTGTGACACGCGTGCCATCAAAAACGTGTGCGCGATTAACGCGCGCGCGAACATGAAGGCGTGCGTGGCGGTGTAGACGCATAGAGCCAAAAAACAGGAACAGACGACTAAAAAATGAAAAAAGTAGATGTTATGTCATAAGTCGTCGAATTCGTCGGTAAAACCGATTAGCGAGGTTTTTGCTGAAAAGGTACATGACCCTACTGGGGTCTTTGGTAAGTATTGCCTAGGAGGCTATAAACGATTTATATGCATGATTTAACATACTGTCTCCGACAGTTGATCTGAAAAAGACCCGATAGGTGTCTTTTTCGTAGGCGGAACGAAAGTGCAGCAAAGGTCCACACTATATATTAACTTGATGTAATAGTGTGGACTGACACCAAAACATCGTTTATGGTGTCAAAAAGGAGGTTCACATGAAGCGTAAGCGTCTATCTAAAAAAGGTTCTAAAAGGTATTTCTCAGCAACAGCGTCAAAAACTCGCTATCTAAATGTCGCTCCCCGCCCAATGCGCGGTGGAATACGTCTATAAAAAAAAAGGAGGTAAGCAATGCCGTGCTTTTACCCCCTTCAAGGTTGGCGTTCAAGACGCCGTACCGATAAGGGAAAACGTAGCATAGTATTCGTAAAAAGTGAAGGTTATGCTGATCAAGCTGTACAAGTTCCATGTGGACAATGCATAGGCTGTCGTCTAGAGCATTCAAGACAATGGGCTATAAGATGCATGCATGAAGCCGAATTACATTCACATAATGAATTTCTAACTTTAACATATTCAGATGAGAATATTCCTCAACTACTTGGTGAACCGACTCTAAAAAAAACAGACTTTCAGTTATTCATGAAACGTCTAAGGAAAAAATATGGGAACGGAATTAAGTACTACGCTTGTGGAGAATATGGAGACCATACTGGCCGCCCTCACTATCACGCTTGTGTGTTTGGACTGGCTATCAAAGATAAAGTGGAAATAGCCGATACAGGCGAATATAAAATATATGGTTCAAAAACTATAGAGGACTTATGGGGCTTAGGTCATATCACAATCGGAGAGGTCAATTTCGAAACGGCCGCATATGTGGCACGTTACTGCATGAAAAAGAAAAAAGGCAAGGATGCAAAAACCCACTACGAAAGAGTCAATCCCGAAACTGGCGAAATATTAATGATTCAACCAGAATTTGCTCTAATGTCTCGTCGGCCCGGCATCGGAAAAAAATGGCTTGATAAATTTAAACAAGAAGTTATAGCAAACGATTCAGTTATAGTTAGGAGCAGAGAGATGAAGCCCCCGAAGTATTACGACTCACAGTTCGAAAAAGAAGAGCTCGAAAAGTATGAACTTATGAAAGCTAAACGCATAGCAGCAGCAAAAAAGGCTTTAGAAAATAATTCTCTTGCCAGATTACATGTACGTGCGCAATGTAAAGAGCAACAAATCAAAGACCTAAAAAAAGGTCTCTAACCAAAGGAGCAAACAATGAAAATGAAAGTATTCACAATTTATGACGTTAAGGCAGAAGCTTACTTGCGTCCCCTCTTTACTACGGCCTCAGGTCTAGCTATTCGATCAGTTATTGCCGCAATGGAAGACCCAAGGCATGATCTATCAAAGTACCCAGCGGATTATACTCTATTCGAAATCGCAGAATGGGATGATCTAAAGGGTGAGTTTAAAATGTATGATGCAAAAATCAACCACGGGTGTCTGATTGAATTTGTTAAGTATACTCAAGTACCTTCCAACAATAATCACGATATTCCAAAAGTTGCGGAGCTTCCGCAAAAAACAGAAGGAGTTCAAGATGCAAACCACTGATGGAAAAGCAGTATCTATGAAAGTAGAAGACGGGAATCTTGTAATAATGGTTGACCCTAATAAAGACGGCCAAGCCGTTATACGTTTGGAGATATCTCTATTAGAAGTTCCTGATGAATTAGCAGAATTGTTTACCAAAAAAAAATAAGGAGATTTAAATGAAATCAGTAATGTCTCATATGTTCTCAGAAGTACCACGCGCGAATATTCCGCGCTCATCTTTTAACCGATCACATGGCTTGAAAACTACATTCAACGCTTCAAATTTAGTTCCTATCTTTGTTGATGAGGCATTGCCGGGCGATACATTTAATCTTCGTATGCAGGGGTTCGCTCGTATGGCGACCCCTCTATATCCTGTAATGGATAATCTTATCATGGAAACGTTCTTTTTCGCGGTTCCTCTTCGTCTAGTATGGGATAATTTTCAAAAGTTTATGGGTGAACGAAAAAATCCAGCAGATAACATTGATTATATTATTCCTGTATGTTCAACAACAGCAAATGGTCCTGAAGTTGGTTCACTTCACGACTATATGGGATTAACTACAGACATCGCTAACTCTTATTCACATAACAATTTACCATTTCGCGCTTACAATCTTATATGGAATGAATGGTTTCGTGACGAAAATTTACAGGATTCTCTTGTTGTCGATGTTGACGATGGTCCTGATACAAACACTGATTATGTTCTTAAAAAGCGCAATAAACGACATGATTATTTTACATCTGCATTACCATGGCCACAAAAAGGTGATGATGTAGATTTACCATTGGGAATAACAGCTCCAGTAGTTACTGATTCAACTCAGGTTAGAGGTAAGCAATCTGCTGGTGGTTCAAGTTTAAATATTGATGTCATTGGTAGTTCTGACGATCGCTTGCGTCTTACTAGTGCTTCAGGTGATACAGGTTTCTATTTCGGTGACAATACAGGTCTACAGGCAGATTTGTCTGATGCAACAGCTGCAACAATTAACGAATTACGTGAAGCGTTTCAAATTCAAAAACTATTAGAAAGAGATGCTCGCGGTGGTACTCGTTATACAGAAATTATTCGCAGTCACTTTGGTGTTACTAGCCCAGATGCTCGTTTACAGCGTCCTGAATACCTAGGTGGAGGTCGTTCTTATGTTAATATGCATGTCGTGCCTCAAACGTCTGAAAGTGGTACGACGAAACAAGGTTCTCTTGCTGCCTTTGCGACGGCAGCCATTGATGGTCATGGTTTTACAAAAAGTTTTACTGAGCATTGTTATATTATTGGTCTTGTTAACGTGCGTGCTGATCTCACTTACCAACAAGGTCTAAATAAACTTTGGTCTCGATCAACTCGTTATGATTTCTATTGGCCAAGTTTCGCACATCTAGGTGAACAAGCTGTTCTTAATAAAGAAATATATCTTCAAGGTACGGCTGCGGATGCCAACGTGTTTGGTTATCAAGAGAGATACGCTGAATACCGATATAAGCCCAGTCAAATTACTGGCGAGTTCCGGTCTACTTATGCAACGTCTTTAGATGGCTGGCACCTTAGTCAAGAGTTTGGCGCATTGCCGGTGCTGAATAGCTCCTTCATCACGGAAGATGTACCTATGTCTAGGGTGCTGGCTGTCACTACACAGTCAAACTTTATCATGGATGCTTACTTTAACTTAATTTGTGCCCGACCTATGCCTCTATATAGCGTCCCCGGCAACATAGATAGGTTCTAATATGTTTGGCGGCGGTGGCGGTTCAATAGGTGGAGGTAGTATAGGAGGAGGAGGTGGCCGCGTTGGCGGTTCTTCCGGCATTTCTCCTAATGTCACTGGTGGTAGTGCTGGTAGCTCAATGACTGATGGTTATGGTTATGCAATTGGTGCTGGTATAAACTATCTTGGTCAGGATGAAACCAATCAAGCAAATGCAAGAATGTCAAAAGATCAAATGGCTTTCCAAGAACGTATGTCTAATACTTCTTATCGGCGTGCTGTGAATGATTTACGGCGTGCTGGTCTTAACCCTATGCTGGCTTATTCACAAGGTGGT